GAATGAAGTAGTCAAACACTGCCATCAACTGTCTAGTTGGAGGAGTTGTGCCAGGTTTTCTTACTAGACGTGATACGTCATAGAAGAATGGGTTTTGTGCTTGATTTAATTCATATTGATTTGTGATGACTTTAGATCCTTTTTCAACAGATCCGTCAGCATCATCAATAGTTGCAGTCAATACGTTATTATCAGCATCTACACCTGTCACTGTTTCACCAGGACTAAACTGTGATCCATTAAGATCAACATTATAAAGTCTTAGAGTTGAGTTGATAAATGATACAACTATTGCTCTTGCTCCACTTGTGCCTCCTGTGATAACTGTGCCAGGAGCAAAGAAAGTTGCCTCCGAGAGTACAATGTAAGGCACCTTGGGAGGGTTGTCATCCGAGGATTCATAGACTGCGTGGAGTTTATATACATCGTTGAGACCAAATGAGATCTCAGAGTCTTCGATTCTTGTGCCATAAAGTCCTCCATATAGTAGACCAAATCTTTGGACGTCTTGTTGTTTTGCAGTCCTACTGATTTTCATAGCACGCATCTTAGATGCGGTTTTAATTTTTCTAGAAACAATATTCTTAGATACCAGTGCAGTTAACTTAACTGTGGTAACGTTTGTCAAACCACCAATAGTGATAGACTGTCTGTCAGCACCATAAGTAACTGTCAATGTTTGTGCATCTGCAAGTGCTTCAATGTCTAAGTTTTGTCCTACAGAATATGCAGATCCACCCTCAGCAAGGATAGTAAGAATATAATTATCATCATCCAACGCAGCAAACTGCTCAGATTCTGGAAGTGCAACAGTTAAACCACCTGATACAACAGTCTTGTTATCAAACGTCCTAAAGACAAAGAATGATTCATCACTAATAGATTTGATTGTCTTCTTAGGCATATCTTGAGACAACTGACCCGAAGGTGTATTTTGTCCATACAGATATGGTCTATATCTTACAACAGTTGTATATGTGCCGTCTGTAATAGATCCTTTAGTTAGACTAGTGTCAACCGTAGCAGTCTGTGCTTGATAGTCAAAGACATAAGGTGTAACACCTGTATTGTTTTGAGCTGTTAGGTTGATAGCATTCTTAACTGCTTTTGTAATCACAAAAGTTTTTTCACCCTCAGGAGATGATAATCCATCAGGACATAATACTTCACCTGGTCTAAGATCTTGCTCAAACTTAGATCCATTTGTACCTGTAATCTTAGGAGGAGATCCGTTTAGATCAACAGTAATAGATGCACCCCTGATTACTTGTCTATCATTGAGTAAGAAGTTAGCAAGGAAACTTACAATAGATGATGCGTTATAACCTACAGCAGATCTTGCGTCAATAATTTTATATGTGTGGACAGCATCCAATGTGCCAACAACTCTACCATCTCTAGTAACTACTTCACCGTCAACAAAGTTACCTGATACTTGCTCTAGAGAAACTCTTGTGCCAGAGAAATCAGAAGTTACAAATCCAGTTGCACCTGATATACGTCCAACAAGTTTATCACCTATTGCGACAGTAGTATTACCTGCAGCAAAGTTGATAGCTGTATACATCTGGATATCCATCATATACATATCAAAAATGCCTGCTCCTGATTTCTGTAGTTGCACACAGCGAGCACGTCCGATTTTTTGTCCAGATATACTAGCACCAGTATTAAGACCCCAACCGTCATATAGATCTACGATTTGGTAAGCATCACTAACACCTTCACCAGTAAAGTTTGGCCATCCATATACGTCGAATACTTTTACATACTGACCCCATTCCAAAGGAATGATAGTGTTTTGAATCGCTTCAAAATCTCTTGGTTTTGGTAGATCAACATACTGAGGTGTTAGAAACTCTGTCCTATAACCTTTAATATATGCACGACCTGGTGATACCTCGATTGCAGCCCATTCTTCCGATGCTGCCTGACCGTCTTTAGATATTTGACCTGGTGCATATACACCATGATTGAAACCATCATTAAGATGCTCTCTTAAACTGACATCAAATGTGTCAATTACATAGTCACCAGACTCTTCGTATGTCCTTCTCGCAAGTGACTTTTCAAGTTGTGAGTAAGCACTTGTATTAACAAGTTGCTCAACCTTAGAATTTCTGATTCTAACCAATTCGATGAAGTTTTTATCAGTCTCATCTGTAATTGGTTTCTTAACAAGTGAAGTAGATATCTTAAATCTATGTCCACCTGGTGCTGAATAGTTTGATGTGCCTGCAGCATTATCGTTTAGAGACGTATCATCTTCTGGGGTAACAATAGATTCTGATACTTCTAGACCAATTCTGTATGACGGATTGTTTGTATACTGGTCAAGAATAATGTAAGCACTAGGGACGTTTACAAAATGTCCACGAATAAAATATATACCTTCATTAATATATGCTACAGCAGCTACTGCAGTTGCATCAACAGGTAGTAACTGAGCAAATGGTGATCCAATCTCAATAAGAGTTGTGCCGAAAGTTAATTCGGACTCAGATATTAACTGCTCGTTTTCTTGGAAACCACGGACGCTTGTCTCAGATACAGTGTCACCAGAGTCAATATACTTTACATATAGTGTAATGTATCCTCTAGTAGATTCAGTAGCAGGGATTGAATATAGGACTTTTGCACGAATACCAGATGTAAGTCCAGATATGATTTTTCCACTTAGTTGAGTACGATATGTCTCAACGTCTACTCCCAAGAATGCTTGTTGTAAGACGATTGCTTGTACGTTTAAGTCATAACCTACTTGACCAGGTATGACCATTGCACCTTCTTTAAAGAAGTGCTGACCCATATTCTCAATCTGATTCTGTAGAATCGATTGCATTGTTGTTAGCTCTCTTGCTTGGATTGGAAATCCAGGTCTATAGAGCACTCGATAAAAATTCTTATCTTTATCGAAGTCGTCGAAATATGGACTAATGTTTAGGTTGGTATTCTGTGGCATCGTTAGAATTCGATTACGACTTTGATATCCTCAATTTGGTCGCCCGCACGAGTGATTGGTCCTCTATTATCTATGTAAATAATCCGACCGCTATTTGGTTGGATCTCTGGATCTGCATAACCGTTAGTAAATGCCATACCCAAATCATATTCAGTGTTGTTAATCACTCTGGTAGAGGATCCAGAGACGATAGGGAAGTTGATGTCTGGGTCACCTGATGTACCTGAGATAGATCCCACAACTGGGTTACCTCCATCAAACTCAGTCAAACTACCAGTAATCTCAGGGAAAATACCGTCGATTCTATTCTGGTAATACTTCAATACTTTTGTTGTGCTATTCCATGAAACAACACGACCTCTAGCAGTTACCTGCTGTCCACCAACTGTCCTAGATTGTGTTACGATCTCGTCAGTTGTGTAGTTACCTGTAAATGTAGGAGAGAATATAACTGCCTTTGTACCTGACAAAGTTAATTCTGCAGTCAATTCATTTGTGCCATATCTAAATGGATTAAGTAACAAACCAATACGACGATAGTCGTTATCAGTTGGGAAGTCACCTGATCCCTCAGCGTATGTAAACTTGGTGTTGATCATTGTCCTATATCCACCTAACTCTGTGTCAGGTGCTGCACCATGACCTACAGATGGAGGAATGATAACTTCAACAGATGCACCAGATCCTGCTCCTGCTCCGATACCGTTGATCTCATCAATGATAACTGTCCCGAATGTATATCCTGATCCACCAGATGTAACAGTAGCAGTAACAAGTTTACCACCGTCAACCACTAGTGATACACGTCCACCAATACCGTCTCCTTTAATAGGGACGTTTTCGTAGGTGCCGTTGTTGTAACCAGTACCTGAAGATCCGATAATAACCGTATCAATCTCTCCACCAACAGCATCAGAGATAACAGCAGTATCTTCCAACACTGGCATATATTCATTAGAGAAGAATTTTAAAACTTGTCCAACAGGAATAGTATAGAGATATTTCCAACGATAACCATCAGCAGTTGTGATGATAGATGTTGAAGTACCTGTAGGCTCAACAGTGGAAGGTTTTCCGTTAGGATCACTAGGAGACGTGCCGTTGAATATGCACTTATATACCTGATAAGATGAGTTAACAACATAGAAGTCTGCATCATAAAGTTTAGTAGCACCTGATGCAGCAGTCTTGGTAGCAGAATAGTCATGTCTATACATGTCATAGACGTAACCTAATCCACCAGTAGTTTGCTCGGGAGGAATCCAGTTTATTCGTCTTACAACTTGAATTGTGTCATTTGCTAAAACTCTCTTTAGGGAGATCATGTCAGAAAAGTTGTCAGCAAATTCCTGTAGCGAATCCGTTGGATCGGGCGGGTCATTCTCATTATCCCAGCTTTGAGGTCTGCCAATGAATACGTACAGTCTGTCTCTGGATGCTCCTGCTGCTAGATCGGATTGAGCCGAGTCAGGACCTTCCAGAGATTTAATGAATCTCTTGGCAGTAAAAATTCTAAACTGGTCGGTTAGTAGTGCCATTTAGTTATAGGTCTCCCATACTTTATTTATGGAGTTTTTAATCGTCCTCATTTCGGACTCTAGTTGTATACTCAGTAAAGATGTGCACACCTGTTGCACCTGATCCTTGACCTTGTATAGTTTCACCTGCAGCAAACTTAGTTGCTGTGTTAGATGCAGTAATATTCTTTACGTTTAAGAAAAATTCTCCTGTCCTTTCCCCTTCAGTAATACTTACAAAGGTTGCAGTAACACCGCTAGATTGACCTGTTATGATCTCATCAACAGCATATGCAGAAGCATTTCTATCTCTAACAGAAATTACACCAAGAGATATATGAGTGTCTCCATCACCCAAAACTCCCGCTGTAACTACTGTTGCAAGTTGCGGTGGGTTTGCTCCGTCGTATAGTTTATCCGCTGCTTGGAATAAGGTGATATTTTGTCCACCTAATTCTTCCTCAATACCATATTTAGATGATGCTATACCACCATCTAGGTTTGTATCATTCTCATATTCTGTGCCAGTATTTACTAGATCTATAATACCGTCACCAACTCCGTCTAATTCATCATCATCTTCAAACGCTTTGTTTAAGATTGCTGATAACGGATCAGTAAAAGTAACAATATCGTTACCTGGACTGTCTATAATAACGTGTGGTGATACACCTGTGCCACTAGATTGTGCACTACCACCAACAAACTGTATAGATGCAGTCTTGTCAGCAGAGTTACCACCATCAATAAATGCTAATTCGTCAACCTCAAATGTTAGATATAACTCATGAGCAATAGGATCCCAATCGTATACAATAGCAACCCTACTTGTCGCACTAGCAACAAAACGTTTTACTTGGTCGGTAACCGCAAACGAATATTGAGAAACTCCTTGAGCATCGTCTTGCAAGTTGTCAAGAGTAACCTTTTGGTCAAATCTAAAGTTGACACCCCTGTCAAGTCCAGTAAAGGAGGTTGCAGTTTTACCTGTATATCTAACGATTTCTTTCCCGACCAAGAATTTACCTGAGCCTGGATACGCTGCAGTAGTCTCGACATTAATGGTGCTATCACTTGGTGCCACATTTGAAATGAGACCAGTAAGATTATAAACGACACTATTAAGAGATTGTCTATTCCTCTGCCTACGAATGAGATTGGTATCTCTAGCAAATACAACTTTAGGACTATTAGTATACCCATTACCTTGGTTAGTTAGATCTATACTAGTAATGGCACCCAAGTCAATATCAGCAGCAGCTGCTGCTCCTCTACCACCTCCACCAATAATCTGCACAATAGGTGCAGTCTCGAAAAATTCACCTTGGTTAGTTAGGGTAATTGATGTAACCTTACCAAACTGGTTGGGTGTAACTGTACCTGTAGCACCATCTCCACCGCCACCACCAGATATAACAACGTTAGCATCATTAAGGTCATAGTTTCTACCTTCTCGGGTAATAACCAGACCTGTCACACCACCAGTAACAGGGACTAATTCTGATCCAGAGCCACCGCCACCTTCAATAACAGCACTAGTGCCGTCAAAATAATTATCACCCAGAGTTGTCATCTGGATATAGTCTATTCCACCAGTTGCATTTAAAAAAACTTTTCCTCGTGCACCAAGACTACCTGGATCTGTTGATTCGATCTTTAAACGTAGAGGGTCATATCCTTCGCCAGGATCTAAGATCTCAACAGCAAGTATTCTATTGTCTTGGATTATAGGTCTTAAAACTGCCTCTCTTAGAGGTGTCCCTGCATTCTGTATAGTCAGTTTTGGAGGGTCATTAACATCATATCCGTCCCCACCACTTTCGACAAAAATCGCCCTGACTCCAAACACACTGTTGAATTCGGGTCTAATAATTGCACCAGAGCCAGGAACTGTACGTGTCATACTACTACTATGTCACCTATCATTGATGTGTGTGATGGAATACCACACTGATACTTGTAAGTTGTGCCTGCACTCAATGTTTGTGGCACTGTCCAGAATTGGACTCCTGTTTGAGACCCACTAACACCACTGACTGCAGATCCATTTTGGGATACATTAATTTCAAATGGATGTGATCCTCCTGTTGTGTTATTAAATCTATAAGTAAATCCTCTATAGACATATATTGTAGGATTGTCAGATCCAGTTGGTAAACCACCACCATTAAATCTATAACCAGCTGTTGCATTACTAGTGATTATGAAACTAATAGTTGGAGATTCGGTCGCAATCCATGCCGATCCATCATAGACTAAGTTGTCATTCTCACTTGCTGAAGGGAATGATGCAGTGTTTGTAATTGTAAGAGTATTGCTTGAAACAGCAGTTGTGATACCTGTGCCACCTGCAATAGTAAATCCAGAGTTACTTGCAACAGCAGTATAACTTCCAGTGTCACCTGATACAGATTGCAATACATTCTGCACAATGTTAGGTGAATCGTTTGTTATAGTAATAGCACCTGCGTTGAGGTTAGTGCTAATACCAGTGCCACCCAAGAAGTTAAGAGTGTCAGTAGTTACTGTTGCAGATGTGCTACCATTGTCAGCACCAAATGTTTCAAACAAATTCTGGTCAGGAGCACCAAGTGCACCTGTCATAGTAATTGTAAGTGTATCTCCTACTAATGCAGTGGAGATGTTTGTGCCACCTACAATATTAAATGTGTCATTTGCAGCAGACGCTGTTGTTGAGCCAGTGTCACCTGTAAATGTTTCAAATAGGTTTTGTGTTGTGCCACCACCACCTGTTGCAGTAGCGTCATTACCAGGCTCCCATTTTGAAGATGTGCCATTCCATTTCAATACTTGACCGTCAGAAGGTCCTCCATTTACTGTAGTATCTACATCAGTTAGTATAGAAATACCATCAGTGGCATCAAGAAGTTGTGTCCAACTGCTGTGTGCAACATATGCTTTTCCTGTGTCATTTACATATCCAAGCATACCTTGATGTGCAGTAACATCAGGAAGATCGCTCAATAATGCATAAGGAGATGTCCACTTTAAATATCCATCTGCACCATCTACATATACCTTTCTACTACCTTGACTACCTGCTTTAAATTCAATATCTCCTGTTGTATCTGGCTCAATAACAATATTACCTGCACTCTCAGAAATAATTTTAAATGCTTTAACATTAAGGTCTGCACTTAGAGAATCTAAGTGTGATTCTGTAAACGCAGTGCCAGTCCATCGCAACACTTGATCATTGACAGGTGCTCCGATATTAACTTGTAAGTTGGTATCATTTCCTAGGTTAGTATATAACTCATCGATGACGCTATTTAATTTGATAGCACCATCTCTCAGGGTATCACCTGTGCCGTCATTCGCAGCTGATCCAACATTTAGATTTTGCTTAGCCATGGTAGGTAGTTTTCTACAGTGTTATTTAGGTTGCATCGTATGTAACTGACGTGGTGTCATACTTCACTGCAGTAGATGAGAAGTCAGTATCGCCTTGTCCACCACCTATTCCTGATACAGATAACGTTGCAACGTTAGACATTAGGGGTGAGTTACTTGCATTATTAGCGGGTGCAGGTCCTCGTAATTCAACTTTATACTTGTAGTTGGACATGTATCCCAACGCAGTAAATGATAGTGAGTTGCTTGTTGCACCAGTAACTTGTGCATATGCAAATCCATCATCAGTTGATCTATACCATTGATATGAAATAGGTCCTGGTATAGGAGAGACATTTGCTTGGACTGTAAAGGTAACAGTTGTATTGACAGATGCTGTAGCACTTTGAGGTTGTGCAGTAATTTGCAGCGTAGGTGTAACAGGAGGTGCTCCACCGTCTCCACCTTCTTGTGCAGGAGGTGCTGCTGCTCCATTGTTTGCAGGTTGATTTATAGTCTCTCTAGTCATATTCCCAACCATATATGGGAATGCTGCTTCTCCTACAGAGTCAATAGATATAAAATATGCATAAGTCCCATTTGGAAATTCTGGGGTTACACAGTATCTACCATTGTGAAAATCTAAATCACCTAGACCATCAATATATTCCCAGTCCTGCACTAAAGATCCTGCAGGAGGGTTTTGTGCAGTAGTGCCGTAATCAGGTCTTCCTGCTATTTCAATATTTCTTGTCCTATAACTCGAGGACATATAACGAGTTGTTTGTGATGCAGTAAACGGCACGTCATATCCAAAAGGTCCGTATACTGGAAATCCGTCAAAGCAATATCCTAAGATTTTACTATGACCATCAGGGTGACGCATATTGTCACCATTAAACTGACTACTACCATAGTAGTCATTATAGTTTGCCATAGCAGAATTCTGCTTCCAACAATCTATAAAATGAGTATCATGATAATGATATTGTCCTGTTGATTCTGGGTGTCCACCACAAGAATCTTCACCAAAATCTACAGGTGAATTAGGATAATGTGCATTCCATTGAAATCCTACAGGAGGGTTACCACCTGCACCTGCACTAGGATTATAGAATACAACTCCATTTGCAGCAATACCTATAGCACCAAGAGGAGTTTCTATACGTCCATTTCTTTGATCATAATATGTGTATGTGCCTGTTGGTATTGTTTGTGAATCTGCAACAATAAGATCTAATCTTTGGTCTGTGGCGAGCCAGCATTCCCCTGCAATGGACGTAAATGTTGTCCCTCTAAATATAAATCGTTGTTTCCTACCGTCAGAAAAGATAAAGAAAAGATGATCGCCAGGAGCAATAGTTTGGGCAGCAAATAAAGCATTGTCATTAACTGATATATTTACAGAGATAACAAATCCACTTTGGAAGTATGTGTTATCATCAAATGTCCTCTCAACACCAAACTCACCACCACGATATCTAAACGTATGTGCAAATGCCTGCTCTGTAACCGCATTAGGATTATTCAGATTAGGAAACGTGCCATAACTTACTGGATCAGGTAGACCATCACCAGTTACGGCAAGTTGTTTAGTTGCTGACGTGTATGTTGCTGTAGCGGTCATGCGTCGTCGAAGATTTGATCAGGAGTGAAGTTAGAGATCACCGTGGATCCGATCTGGACAGATAGGATAGCGGAGAAGGAGTAAACAGGTGTTGCTCCCGCTGCAGTTATCGCTACTCTGTATTCATCACCATCATCTTGTTGTGTGGTAAAGTTAGTAGGATATGCTGCTTGGTTTCCACCAATAATGTTAGACCAGACAGTTGTGCCGTAGTCTTTCTTCTGCCACTGATAGTTAAGTGTAGTAGTATTTAGTTGACCATCGGATGCCCTTACAAAGTCAGCAACCACGGTGAATGTTGCAGTTTGACCTTGGTTAACAGTCACGTTAACTGGGTTGATATTAATTCTAATTAGACCAGGATCAACAACGATTGGATTACCCTGTTGATCAATACCCTCACCTGCGTAGATGTCAAATCCATTATTTACAGGTGCTCCTGTAGGTGTAACAAAATCATCTTCAACAGTTGTTTCAGCAGCAACTATAGGTAGTGAATATCCACCACCAGGTGCTTTTACGTCGATCCTCTGGATACCCATCATAGGCACCAAACGACCATCAAAACCAGTTGAGGAGATAATCTCAACGTTAGGTTTAGATGTATAACCATCGCCAGGATTAGTTACAGTAGCAGAAACAATTTGACCACTAGTAATATTTGCAAGTGCCTCTGCGTTTCTACCCTTAACTGATCCTGTATATTCAAATGTAATCAAGGAGTTAGAAGATTCAATTAGAGCAACTTCTCTTGGGAATTCTTCACCCTCGATGTCTAATTGGTCACCTGCCTCAATCGGTGGGACAACAGTTGCAGATATAACGTCAGCATCAGATCCAATGTAAGAGAATCCAACGAAGGTTGCTCCTGCTCTTGGGACTTCAGCAAAGATTATTCTAGATCCAACAATCTCATATGATACACCTGGCTCCTGTATGATACCGTTGAGTGATACGAGTATGTTGTTTTCTGGTAAGATCGTTGCAGATGAGACACCTTCTGTCAATGTCAATGAGTAGAAGATTCCATCTAACTTTAAGTTAAAGGAAGATCTTAGTGAATCAAATTCAAATCCAATATCATCAAGTTGTCTTAGTTTACCAACGTAGTATCCAATAAACTCAGATCCAATCTCAGGTGGCTCTGTAAACTGTATCTTGTCAGAGAATGCAGTGTATGCATTAATAGCACCTGGTGGTTGTAGAATACCATTAACGAAGATGAGCATGTGTCCTGCAGGATCTGGGAAGTATGCTTGTCCATTCTCAACAGATAGTGAGAAGTTTTGCTGCACACCGTCAAATCCTCTGAAGTAACGATCAACACGTCCAACTAATGTCCTTGCATCAGATACAGCAGCTGACCATCCATCGTCACCCTTAATAGTCATGTTGTCATAAAATTCACCGACTGCCTGCTCAACCCATATTCTTGCAGTAATACCTTGCTGCTCAATCTTAGAAATCTTAGCGTAAGAAGTATATGTGTTTTGAGTTACGTTAGTTACATTGGAGTAGATAACAGGGAAGTTTGTGCCGATGTCAAACTTACCAATGAATATACCTGCGTTTGTTAACTCACTCACAGATGCACCTGTGCCTACAGGTTGGACATTACCAATCCACATCTTATGTGGTATTACAGGACTTACATTGTTATTAGGAGCTTGATACTTAGTTACGACTGCTGTTAAACCAGGATTCTTAATAACAGTACCTATAAGCATATTAACTTCATCACCAACTTCAAATGTAGCAGCAAGACCTGCCTCAATAAATGTAGATCCAAGATCTAATTCTATAACCTCTGTGCCGTGAATAATATCATTTACTTCTGCAACTCCACCTGGTTGGTATATACCCTTAACATCTAGGATATAGTCAGTAAGACTACCATAGATGATGTCACCAGTCTCCCATCCAGATTGAATGGTCTCAACATCCATAACAACACGACCACCATCGTTACCAATAATCGCACCTGACTTATTATCGTAGAATACGATATCTGCCTCAGTGTTATCTGCCTTCTTGAAGATCTTATCTCCAACAGCATATGCACCAAGATCAACGTTAAGAAGTAGACGATTTGTTATAGCAGTAATATCTGCGGTTGTTGAGCTGTCTAGTCCAACAAGAGTATCTCCAACTGCCCAGTTAGGTCCTGTCTTATCTGCAACTCTTAGGATAATTTCTGTGTTACCAGTGTTATAGTTTTGCTGTAATATCTTACCTACAGCAGTTGCATCACCAGACTTGAATACATTTTCACCATTAGTGAATTTAGAAACGCCAGGATCTGATGGGTTGCCAAGTTTGACATATAAGAATGTTTCTCTGACAGATGCTTGGTTAAAGGACTGTGACCCAATTTCAGCAAATACATCAGATTGTGTGCCGTAAAGGACATCAGCATCAAGGAATCCACCTGAGTATGGAGTCTCTACATCAGGATTACCATATGTTGTAGTTGCTCTATTAATACCAGATCTTACAAGGACTTGGAAGATATGAGATGATGCTGCAGTATCGTCGAATTCTAATGCTCTAAATCTACCATCATGAGTTGGGACAGCACCTATTTCAAAGAATGTTGCCTCAGCATTTAAGACATAATATAAAGATTGACCTGTTGTGCCACCTAGTGTGCTACCAGATGCAGGGATGTATTGTACAACATCACCACGTCTGAAGAAGTTAGCACGGTAAATTCTGACTCTAAACTCTGCTCTATCATACCCTGCACGAACTGTGGGAGTAAGAGATACAAGAGCAGGATCTGTATTCCAGTCAAATCCTTCGTTGTATACAACGTGTCTGTTGTGGACGTCAGTATTAGCAATCCATGTAGTCTTCGCCTCAGTAGAGAATTTAGATTGCTCAAGTGCAAATTCAAATACGTTAATACTAGAATCCATATTGAATTCTGTTGCTTCCTGATCCCATTCTGTTCTAAGAGCAGGAATGTAAAGTCCAGGATCTGTAACGTAAGGAATCCAACCTGCACCGTCAGGAGCGTATATGATTGACTTACAATATTCTCTAACACGAGTCATGTGATAGATTAGATGTGTCCTAACAATTCCTGTGTAGACAATCATATTTCCATCACCATCAAACCAGTTACTGATAGAATCAAATGCCTCAGCATTACCACCTGTAACAAGGTCATAAATTACAGCATGAATTATTTGATCTGCAAAGTCTGCATCACCTGCGTAACTAGGATAGAATGCAACAGTTTGATCATATGCTCTCTTTTTAATAGCAGGTTTGTTGAAGAGTATCATCTTCGCTGCCATCTTATTACTTGTTGATCCACCTGATAAGGTCTCATACATGACCTTATACTTCTTCTCAATCTCTAGTTTGACATCATAACACTTACCTGCATTATAGAGATTAGATGTAGGTGATGTAGGAGCAGTCTCTGTGACAGTTGTGCCATAGTAAGTAAGACCATTTCCTGCTACAGCAGCGTCAATACCACCTTCAAGAATTCCCATCAAAGTATTGATTGCAGCAGCTTGAGTAGGACAGGTTTGATTCCACTGTGTTGCTTGATTGTCAAATGTGACAGATACATCTCTAAGTGGGACATCTCCACTATATTTTGTTGGCCAGATGTTTGGTAGTGTTGGGGTAAATGATCCAGATAGACCATTAGGATATGTTGTTGTATCAGATCCTGTAGGATCATTTATAGTATCAGTAACTATACTAATAAGTCTATTAACTTCGGTATCTACATCAGAGTCACTTACAGCACTCATATTTCCTTCACCAGTTACCCACTTATCTTCAATGTCAGTAATTGGGACAAACTCAGCACCGTTTGTTGCATGTCTAGAAGGTGTAGTGCCTTGGTATATTTGCTTGGCAATATCTCTAGCAGTATTTGTAATCCAAGTTACTTCATTTACAACACCTGCGATATGTTGGATAACTCCATTCTCAACATAGTATCCTGCACCAAGTGCAACCATGTTGTCACCACCATATTCTAGGTTGAATGTATGCCACGCAAGCACATCAGCAACGTCATGGACACAATCAATAGATCCTGCTGCAGTGATACAATTATGTGTAGCACTTACAAATGCATGAGTATATTGCTGACCTGCAGGTGATGCACCAACGTTAACTGTTACAGTGCCACTCTGTTTTATCAATGCACCAGATGTTGCACTTACAAATGTATGAGGATATTGTTGACCAACTTGTGAAGGATAAACATTAACTGCAATATTATCATCATCAATCTTAGTTACTATTAACCACTTATTATTAGCAGGGTCAGTAGATCTTGGATAATCGTGGTTTGTGCTGTTTCCATCTTGTGTGCAAGTAAATCTAATACCATCTGTTGCAATCTTAATTCTATTTCCAGTTACAAGTCCATGACCTGCAGATGTAATTGTCAAAATACCAGTTGTTTCTTGGTATGATGCATTTGTAATATTTGCAGTCCCAGTGCCAACAGCAGTTACAGCAACTGTCTTATTATAGTAAGGATCAGTTGTCCTAGGATATGAATGATTAGATGCATTATTATCCTGACTGCATGTAAATGTCAATGAGTTAGGAGCAATCATTAAACGATTACCAACATTGAATACATGGTCAGGAATTGTCATTACCATGTCACCAGTTGCAGAGTTGTAAGTGATGTTTGTAGGTGTTAGTTTTTGTCCACCAAAATCATCACCCCACTTAATAGATCCTGCAAGTGCACTCTGGAATTGGTGAGTATACTGCTGACCTTGTGGTGATGCTCCAACGTTTATAGTAATAGTTGTTGGTGATATATCTTCTACAAGAATATTCTTTTCATATACAGGATCAGTTGTCCTAGGATATGGATGATCTGTTGCATAGTTATCTTGTGAGCAACGTAATGTAATACCTAGAGGAGTAACTCTAACTGTGTCACCTCTTTGGATATCGTGCTTACCAATGGTAACGACCATCTTACCATTTGTAGAATTATAATTTACATCTGTAGGAGTGAATTCTTTTGTCCACAATGCACTAGATCCACCATTGATACTTAATGAAGGATACTGATCTAATCCACGACGGACTGCCTCTTCTGCAATAAATCTAATGTTTCTTTCAATAGCACGAGCAGCATATATTCTATTGTTAGATGCACCATTACGCTCATAACTTGAAAGTTGGAAAGTTACTTCGTTATGACCAGGTAAACTATCACGACCAAATCCATTTCTAATTGTTAGGATTGCCATATCTCTAGCAATCTTAAATACAGCTTTAGATGCTTCTGTTTCACCTTCGATGTGTTTAATACCACCGTCAGATCTTACATAAAGTTTACCTATTCTAAAGATCTCGGAGTTACCACCATGACGTAAATCATGAGCAACACCCGCCAAGATATCAACAACGTCATCTTCACAATCTACAGGGTTACCAGTTGGCACAATAAATGATCCATACTTAGAAAGGTCATTCATTGTAGAAACTGCTTCCTTAGCAATTATTCTTGCATTGTCATCAATTAAATCTGCAGCATCAAGGAATTTATTAGATCCAGTCCTTGTTTGATCAAACTGTTTAGGATCGTAAGTAATTGTCTCATCTCTATATGCTAATCTTGAAGTATATAATGGTGAGTAATATTCATCTTGATAAGTTGCATTAACACCAAGAGAAGCAGCAGTTTCGCCTGGTGACATGAGTAAATTATTAATTGCTTTCTTTGCGAGCATCTCTGTATAGTGAATCGCATCAATCATTGGATTCAATTCATCAGTAATGTAAAGAATCTCATTATCACTATTCAAATAACTATCAATAACCTTCTGTGTTTCAGCATTACCACCCATGATGATGTCACCAATCACAGCAGGTAATACATGATCTTTAAGATCTCTTAGACACTTAGTATTGTTTGGAATAGTTAAGAAACTTACAGGGACACTATTAATTGTCTTAGTGTAAAGTGAGTTGATATGACCAACTGCTTCTTCTGCAATATAATCTCTATTTTTCCAAATAAGTGCACCTGCATCTCTAAATCTATGTCCAGTAGGAGCAAGGACGTCAGCAATATAATCACCCAATACATCTAACTGAGATTCTACTTGAGCTGTGCCAGTAAGTGCATGTGGGACACGAAGTTTAGTTGTGTATGTGCCAGTGAGGGTAGTATCAGATGTGTTAATTACATACTTACAAAGTTTTACAACTTCACGCCATGCATATAGAGTTTGTAGTAACTCTTGACCAATATACTCAATCTCACCACCTCTTGTGCGGTAGAAACGAGCAGTAACGATAACGTTATAGTTACCACCTTCTCTTAGATCTTTTACAATAGCAGGTAAGATATAATCTCTTGTGTCACGAATACAAACGTTTGTGCCACTCATTGTGCCACCACTACCGTAAGTATCGCCAGGTATTGTAAAGTCAGGGAAGAATGCCTGCATGATTCCAACTGCTTCCTCAGCAAGCCAATCACGGTTAATATCAATTATATCTGCAGCGTCTCTATAAACTTCTCTACCAAGATCTACCTCCTCAATAGTAATACGCTTATTGAGATAATCAATAGATTTAAGTGTAGATGATGAATTTGTTAAACCAGTAAGTGTAGCGTATACCTCAGTTGTAGAAACTACAAATGGTGCTTCTCCATTAATACCAAGGACAATATTGCTATTAGTAAAGTCAGGATCTGCAGGAGGAGTAATTGTAGCACCTTCATAATCACCAACACCTTTCTTAACGATAAGATTATCAAGGTTACCTATAAACTGTTGACCGTTAGAAACATCTTTACCAAGAGCAAATCTTGCAAACTCGTATGTGTTTGTATCGCTGTAAGTTGTTTGCTGCACACCATCAATATAGATTGAAGTTACAGCAGACTTTCTAACAACAGCAATGTGATGCCATCTAAGTGCAATAAGAGTATTTGTAGATGTAATAAGAGTGCTGCTACCATTAGCGAGGATAAGTTGACCACTTCCATTCAATACTAGACTTAGACCTGTTGAGGTTGTTTGTGGACGTCTCATATCAAAGATAATCTGATTACCTGATATTGCGTCAGCACGAAGTCTCATCTCAATAGTAAAGTCACCTGTGCCAAACTTAAAGTCATTTCTTTCTGTCTGGACAATCTGTCCAGTGTTAGGAATTCTAACTGATTTTGTGTTATTAGAAAGAGCTGATAATATTGTAATATCATCTATGGTGCAATTAGAATTAACTAAAGTAGAGTTGGTTATATATTCTCCAATACTGAATGTGCCAGTAGCGTTACCACCATAGATCCACTTAAGACCATTGTTAGATCCTTTAATAGGAGCAGATGCGTTAGTTGTAACACCTTTAAGATTTTCGCCAGGTAAGAATAAACCTCTTGATGGATCTTTAAATGCATATTTTGTAACACGAAGAGTTTCACCTGCACTATAACCACCATCAGTGATTGTCCTTTCAGTAGGAGCAGTCCTTGTGGCGTGTGCCATATTGTTGTTGGTATATGCAGTTGTGTATACACTCATAAGTGTATTAAATGCAGATACAACAGTTGCACAACCATTAGTATCTGAATTAACAGGTGTTAGATCTGTGTCAAACCACTGTCTCTTACCATGTATTCCTGTGGCAGCAAATCTAGGATAGTAGTAATCACCAAATGTCTTAGATACAAAATGTAAGTAATGTAATCTTACTGTGTCTCCATTGGATAATGTTGGAGTATAACTTTCTGCAAGTTGAATAGAAAGTGTGCCCCCTGCAACGTCATAAG